GAAAAACCTGATGTAGAAGACGAGTTCGAATACATTGAAGAAGAAGTAGATAGAAACTCACCTTCTAATTTATATATCAAAGGCCCTTATATGATGGCTGAAGGAGTCAATCGCAATAATAGATTGTACCCAATCGACGAATTACAAAGAGAGGCTACCAGATATATTAAAGAAATGGTTAAACCAGGACGAGCAATGGGTGAATTGAATCACCCTACTACCGCAGATGTAGATTTAGAAAGAGCATGTCATATGGTAACCGAGTTAACACAAGATGGTAATGTTTTTTATGGTAAGTCAAAGGTCTTATCAACACCATGTGGTCAAATTGTACGTGCATTAATTAACGATGGAGTTAAAGTTGGTATGTCCTCTAGAGCATTAGGTACATTAGAAGAGGGAAGCAAGCATAATACAGTTAAAAATATGAAGTTAGTAGCTATAGATTGTGTTGCTGATCCATCTTATCCATCTGCTTTTGTTAATGGTATCTTAGAATCAAAACAATGGGTGCTAGTAGACGATAACAAATACGAGGAAGTATATGAAAATTTCGAAAAATCCCTTGAAAGGTTGCCTAAAAAGGACATAGATTCATTTTTACGTGATAGAATTCTTAGCTTTATTAAATCAATCTAATAAATAATAGTATGTCCAAACAAAAACAAAAAATAGCTAAGTTTATTGAGCATATTTCTAGTAAAAATTATGCTAAGGCACATAAATATTTAAAGAGCGTTGTTGAAGATAAGATAACAAAAAAAATTAACAACGCAACAGAAAAACCACTCTTTTAAACCATGAGCAAAAAACAAGCATTACCAGAACAAGCAGAAGAGGTACTTACTGAAGAGTCAGTACAGGCTATTGAGACTGCTATTGAAGAAAAAATTCAGCTATCAGTAGAAGCTGCTTTAACTAATCAAGATGAGCTTTATGCCGAAAAGCTTGAGGAATTAGTTAGTGCAATTGATAAAGATCATACAGATAAGCTTAAAAGAGTGGTTGAAGCTGTAGATCATAACAATGCAAATAAACTTATTAAAGTTGTAAAACGTTATGAAAATGAGCTAAATGGTCGCGCAAGTAAGTTTAAAGATACATTAGTAGAAAGTATCTCTGATTACTTAGAAGAATATCTAGAAGAGTCAGTACCTACTCAAGCAATTGAAGAGGCTACTAAGAATAGAACTGCTAGAGAAGTCTTAGGTAATTTAAGAAAAGTGCTTGCTGTTGATTCAACTCTTATGAGTGAGTCAGTTAAAGAAGCTGTCATGGATGGAAAGACTCAAATTGATGAGTTAAATGCTAAAGTAAATGCTCTTGCTAAGCAAAATAAAGTTCTTAGTGAAAAGTATAGATCAACTAAAGCCAATCTTCTTATTGAAGCTAAAACATCAAACTTATCTGAAGGTAAAAAGTCTTATTTACGTAAGATTCTAATTGATAAGACTCCGGAGTTCATTGAAGAAAATTTCGAATATACTGCTAAGTTATTTGATAAGAAAGAGAAAGAAAGACTTACAGTTATTAAAGAGGAGGCATACAAAAAACGTAAGGTCAAAACAGATGCCCCTGTACAACAGATTTCAGAGAAGAAAGAAGAGAAACAGTATAACCCTTATTTAGCAGAGTTAGAAAGATCTCACAAATAATTTCACCCCTGAACATTGAGGTGCTTGCCACCTGAGTATCTTGGGACTTGATCCCATGAGGTAAAAATGAAAGGAAACGTCTAATGAATAAACCACAATCATTTATCGATAGAGATAGAGCAGATTCACTTCTTGAGAAGTGGGCTCCTGTTCTTGAATACTCTTCCGACAGTGTTAAGGCTATTGAAGACGACCATACTCGTTTAAACACCGCTATTCTTTTGGAAAACCAAGAGAAGTGGTGTATCGAGGAAGCCAATACAGCAGGAACCGGCGGAGCGCTTGGTAGCGGAGCTACTATGAGCTCAATGTACGGTCCTAACGCTGCCGCACAGAACATTGGTTCTGGCGACACGTATGCTAATGGCGATGCCCGTCTTCCAAAAGTACTTATCCCTATGATTCGTCGTACGTTCCCTGAGCTTATCACTAATGAAATTGTTGGCGTGCAGCCTATGTCAGGTCCTGTTGGACTTGCATTTGCTCTTCGTTATGCTTACCAATCCCAAACTTTGGGTGAAGGTACGGATAACGGATCGTCAACCTTTGCAGGCGGAACTGGTCCTGGAACTGGGTGGAATTCACCCAATGACGCGGCTGGCGATGTTTACAGTGGTACTTCTGGTTTACCGGGTGATGAACTCGGTTATCAGCTGCTCGATACTACGTTCACCGGAACTTCATCGGAGCGCCTTAGCGGTGCTTCTGATTGGACTTTCGCTGACCAAGACAAAGGTGTCGCTCAGATTCTTTCTGCCTTCGAGATTACTGGATCTATTCCTCAGGTTGAGGTTAAGTTCGAGAAGACCGCTGTTGAGGCCGGCACACGCCGCCTTGGTGCACGTTGGTCCGTCGAGCTTGAGCAAGACCTTAAGAACATGAACGGAATCGATATTGATGCTGAAATCACAAACGCTATGTCGTATGAGATTCAGGCTGAGATCGACCGTGAAATGCTCATGAGAATGATTCAAGCTGCTCTCGGAGCTGGATATGGAGCTGGATACACCATTTGGCAGCCTGCATCTGCAGACGGCCGCTGGTTAGTTGAGCGTAATAGGGATTTCTATCAACGTCTTATCATTGAGGCCAATCGTATCGCCGTCCGTAACAGACGTGGATCTGCAAACTTTGTTGTTGCTACTCCACGTGTTTGCGCTATCTTGGAAATGCTCCCTGAATTTCAGTGGGTACCTGTCCAAGGTGATGTTAACACACAGCCTGTGGGCATTGCGAAGATTGGTTCTGTAGGTGGAAGATTCAACGTTTACCGTGATACTAGAACGGAAGTTCAGAACAATCCTAACTATACTAGCGCTAATGCTGGTACTTATACAGGCGCTAGCGCCAGTATTGAGTATGCATTGCTAGGATACAAAGGCCCTGAATTCTACGATACTGGTATCATTTATTGTCCTTACATACCTGTCATGGTTCAGAGAACTATTGGTCCTAACGACTTCGCTCCACGTGTTGGATTGCTTACTCGTTATGGTGTTGTTGATAACATCTTCGGAGCAAATCTCTACTACCATGTCATTCTTGTTCAGGGACTTGGTACTGCGTTTACTCCAGGCTCAACGTCGGTGTACTTCTAATAGGAGTCATCGCTGGTTGAAGCAGCAGTCGAGAGACACAATCACGAAACGGCGAG